CGTATTTAAGGTCTCGTGGAAGATTTACCTTAATAACTTTCATAATTACTCCTTTTCACGTTCTTGAACGTATTTTTCATGCCAATCCATGAATGAATTTATATTTGAGTTAGATTCACCAGCATTAGGTGTATCCCACTTTATAAACGATCTACAATGTGAGTGTAGAGGTGGAGCGGTAACTCCGATCTCAAACTCTGTGATTTTAAATCGCCTTCCATTCATACTTCGGCATATATCAGATGTTCGGTTATCGAGAATAGCACGATACTCATACTCTCTAACCATGTCATCTTTCATCGCATCAAACGATGCTTCAGATACAACTCTCGTTGATTCTGTATTTATTAGATTCTTAGCAGAATTGACATTTATATTAAATCGTTTAGAAATAGCACTCGTAATTCTATCTGGAGATTCACCTCTTAGAATCGCTTGAGTTATCTCTTTTTTAACTGTATCAATTAATTGATTACCTTTTATGTCAATTCTATCTACGAAATTAATTCCATCAGCAGTCCAAGGCTTTAATAACTTTTTAAGTACTTCAGCTGCAACAACTGCTGGAACAACCCAATATGATTTCTTTTCATCTTGAACATCATATGTAGTTTGGTAATATGTTTCTTCATAGACTTTCATGCTGAAATCCTTCATCTTTTCGGCATATAAGTCATTAATCTCTTTTATCTTAGTTTCAAGAATTAGATTAATTGTATCAATCCTTTTAATTCTAACTCTATCCTCTACCTTGTCACCCAAGTATCTCTTGAGTCTATTTAGTTGAGAATCTGTTAAATTCTGTTTCATCTCAACCCAATCTAGTTTTTCATCTACACTAAATAGCATCAACCAGAATAACAATTCTTCTTGAACTTCTTCATATTCTTCTTCAAGCTCTTGAATCGTTTCAGCTTTAAACTCATCTACAAGATCAAAAATATCTTCAAACACTTTATCTCTCATAAGTTACTCCTTTAACCTATGGTAGATGGTCTTTTATTGGCATTGTCTTTTTGAGCTTCTTCTACAATCTTTTTATCTTTAGATTTAATCGCATATGGATCAGCAGCTTCCATTTCAGCTTTTTCTTCTTCCTCAAGCTGCTTCATTTCAGCATCCGCATCTACTACCCAAGGATGTTGACTAACGATTGTTCGCTTACTAATGATTCCTACACTATTTCTACAGTTGTTAATGATTGCACTCTCGTCAAGGTGTAAATCTCTATCAAAGATAATAATCATTTCATCTTCAATAAAGTTACCTTCGCCTTTATTGTTAAGATACATGTCTACAAACCACATAAGGTTTTCCATGCTCTCTTGATACTCGGTTTCCATCTCGTTACAATCTAAATCAAGTTGTGTGTAACCAGATAAGATACTTAATGAGTTTTGTTCACCCAATCCGTTAGCATCTTCATCATCGTATGCTTTAGCATTTTGTAACAACGCTCTCTTAAATATAGATAGAATAGATTTATATGTATCTGGTTTTACCTCTACAGTAAGTGTATCAAGTCCACCTCGGTTACCATCTACAGTCTTTACTTTAACAGCTCCGTAAGTAGCCAAATTCTGTCTAAATTCACCTAAGTTCTGACCATCGTAGTTTTCAAGTACCAGAATAGTGTTTCTAGCGTTTTCTTGAACGTTATCATTAAAGTCAGATAAGATTTGGTTGACACCATCTTGTAATGATTTAGTTCTATGAAGTAATGATTGTTCAGATGAATTGTATTTGAAACATACCAATGGCACTCTATTCCAACCATACGCTCTTTGCTCAACCTCACCGCTGTCAAGTTTATAAGTAAGAGTGATGTATGGTGAGTATTGTGAATACATTGGATCAGAATCTGGAATCAAAGTACCGTTATAGATGTATCTATAAATACCATCTTTTCTGTATATCTCAACTTTCTCAATAGTTGTTAAACTAGAACCTTCATAAACATCTACTTGATACAATCTAACAGCCATCTCTAAGTTAGTGTGTTCTTTATCTTTCCAGAATGGTAGAATCTCATAATCATAGAATTGTTTGAACTTCAACTCTCCAGTTTCATTGATATATGGGAAAATCCACGATTTTCCGCTGTTTAAAGAGTCTTTACAAACATTCTTGAGCAATTTGTTGAACTTCTTACCAAACACCTTTCTAGCAGCCTTATTATAGGCTTCATTATCAGATTTGAATGTAATAGGTGAACCAACAAAATAATCTGTCTTTTGGTCAACGCATCTTCCATATACATTATCAATTCTAATATTGTTAGGTAAGTTTTCTACTTCAATCAACTTACCATCTTGACCTATAGCGGTTCTTCTCTTTCTAAGAATGTCGTGATCACCATGATGGTATCTATAAGCTGTTAATGATTCTAATCTTTTAGGTGAGATCTTCCATCTTCCTATTTCAGCAGCTATAAATTCCAATTCAGACATCTCGGTACTTTTTCCGAGCTTAAGGATATTTACTAATTTTTCACGCATTTTGGGAAATAACTCAAACATTTAATTTATAACATCCCCCTCTCTAATTAAAATCAAATAACGAACCAGCTCCCATCTTCTCTACAACACCAGTGATAGCATCCGCACAGTCATCATGTGTGTTTTTACCTTGTCTCTGGTAACGAGTAAGGTCTCGATGAAATTCTGGAAATCTTTCTTTCCAATCGTCTGGAAAATACACGTGATTCATAACAACAGTTGAGTTACTTATGATACGTGCTATTTTGTTTTTACTTTGATGGAATGGAGTAATCATACATCTGTAGTTTCTATGCTTATTTCTAAGGATGTTTTCTACGTTTCGTGCGTAACCCCTTCCACCGTTGTTAGATTCCACATCTGACGTTGTTACGTCAAATTTATGTAATCGTTTCGCTGCTTCTGGTTCGGTTATTTCCATACCGTCTTTGGTATAATACACATCTAATACATAAGCATCCATGTCGAATATTCCATATATGATTTGTACCAACCAGTCGTTTCCAGTATCAGCGGTATCAGTATAAGCTTTGATTTCTTCAATCAAGCTGCTTCCGTTTTTGTCTCTAGGTACATCAGAATAAGTTTTAAGGTTCTGATATAGACAACCCTTAATGTTAATAGGTACTTGGTCGTAGTTTGCAGAAACTACTTCTTGACCCATAACAGCAATTTTCTTTTTATAGTCTTTGTAAGATAGCACCTCTGGGTTAAGCATCGTTCCATCTTCTTGTAATGCTTTTCTGATAAAGGTCTTGATTCTCCAATCTTTACTGAAGTTCTCCAAAATCTTACCAGCAAGGTCAAAGTCTGACCAACGTGTCATTACAATGATAATCTTTCCACCATCTTCAAGACGTGAAAGCATTGTGTTTGAAAACCATTCATATTGCTTATTGAGTGCGTTTTCATTACATGCTTCTTCATATGTTTTGATAATGTCGTCAATAACCAACCAGTTACAACCGATACCAGTTGATGATGAACTTGGAGATGTAGCAAGGAAACTTGGTACTGGACTACCTTCTATAGACCAGAGATCCGCTGCTCCATCACCCTTTTTAAGTTTTGTATTTGGAAAAATGTCCGAATATACTATACGTGCATCTAGTTTTTCCTCACCTATAGCATTACGAACACTTTTAGCAAAAATAGTTGACAAGTCACTGTTATATGAACCAGACATGAATCTCGCTCTTGGATCTCTACCGAACACCCATTGTTCAAACAACTGAGCAGTTAAAGATTTACAATGACGAGGTGGCATATTAATAATGAATATGTCGTGTTTGTCTGTTTCAAAAAATTCTTGTAATTCGTTACATAGTTCTTCAAGATATGGAGCGTACCCCTTTTCTTCTTTTGTCTTATATAACTTTGGAAGTCGAAGGTTACAATATCTAAAGAAGTTTCGTCTAGCAAGTTCAATCCTTACAGCTTGAATCTGCTGCTTTGTTAATTTATTCACTTTAGCCATAATAACTCTCCATTATTGTTTTACTCTTGATCAGAGTCGCCTTTTCCTAAGAGAGCAAGTAAGTCGTTTGTTGACAATCCATCGAACGCATTATTAACTGTATTGTTAATCTGTGGTGGATCAGCTGCTCTGAATCCAGCTCTATCAAGAATACCTTCAGCAGCTTTAAGTCGGTCTCTGTCATACGCTTCTTCTTTATCAACTAACTGTGACATGAAACGTTGTGACTTGTAAGCATCATATAGGAACGCTTTTCTAATAGCTTCCTCATGTAACTTTTGTTGTCTTTCGATTTCTTCAATAACGAGTGAGTTACGCATCAAATCATGAGCATGACGTTTTGCACTCTTTTCAGAAAACCCAGCTAAGATTGCTGATCTAGTTTGTCCTTCACCCTTCATTATGTACTCAACGAATTTCATTTGTCGTTTGTTAAGTGTGGTTTGCTTTGGCATCTACTCACCCACCTTTTAAATCACTAATTTATATACTCAGACTCGTGGTCTGTTACTTTCTTCTTATCCCAGACCGAAGTCTGGGAAGGAGTTATTATGGTCGGATCTACATCCGACTGGCACAGATAAAAAGGTTTGAACTCCTACTAACCGTTTTGGAGACGGTTGTGCTACCCTTACACCATATCTGTATATACAAGAAAAAAGGAAAGGGTGTTTATTTCCCCTTTTTACACAAAGCAACAAGTCTGAACTTCCCAGCATGTACTCGACTACTCTGCAACTTTTTCTTTTAGCGAGGGATACCCACGCCTTGGTAGACCTAGACCATTTGGTCAGCCTAAGTTGTTTTTGGTTATATGGATTTACAACTGGATAACAATCAACCAATTTACCATATGCTTTTTCAGTACTCATTTTCGTAGAGTAACGAAGATGCGAACGCACCTTGACGATTGTTTAAGAGCGGTATCGCCTTAGCGACTCCACTGGCTGTTTCTACATCTTGGTAGATCAGCTAAACATCCACAGCTCCTTTCGGAGTAGCTTGTGTTATACCTCACATATAACCTAGGAGACAGTCACAATTACACGTGGCTGTTATGTGAGGTTCTCACATGTAGGCTCGGTGATTTATCATCTACTTTCGTGCGATAATATATCACTTTTCTACACTATATATTATACGGATTTTAGGGGTAAAAGTCAAGATTTACTGCCACCTTTTTTACATTTTTTGTAAAATTTTTTGTTATTTTCTCCAGATAATATTATTTTACGCTATTATCTGGAGAAAATCTGGGGTGTGCGTACACCTTTTTCCAGTGGTTTGAGGGTGGTTGTTACACCTTTTTCCTTTTTGACACTTTTCGGCAGATAAAAAAGTGCCAAAATGACACTTTTCTGGAGATAACTATATCATTGTAATGATACACTTTGTTTATTGCACCATGTTAATCTGGATGATGCAATAATATATTATTAGTTTTGCCCCAAATGTATGGGTTATCGCTAATATATTATTAGTTGACTGATCTACGACACCATCTTATTTTGGTCACCAAACTTATATTACTTATGTGACCGACATGTATGTCGGAGAGTGGATGGTGAGGACATTTATGTCTCGATCATCTTATGTTCTGATATGTAACGGTTGTGTTTTTGCGTAAACCCTTATTTTTTCAGCATTTACGTGATGTGTAACCAGAATGTAACCGATTGTAACCAGAATGTAACCAGAATTTTAAAAAACTGGTTACACCGTAAACGCTGATTTTATAAGGGTTTAGGAGGGGTGTTTGGGGTTTGTAACAGATGTAACGCATTTTTTCTTATATATTCTATATATTAATATTTTTTTTTATTAGAGAGTGTACGTTATATATTATTTTTTTTTTTTTTTAAAAATTTGGAATAATTAGGATTTTTTTTTTTTAATTTGTTAC